TCAGGGTCGTCAGAGAAAACAGAGTAAGCCAATAGAATAATAGGAATGGATATAAGAACCAATACGAACTCATCTTTCCAACCATTATCGTTACTTGCAATAATAGCTTTCTTATATTCGACTTCACCGTTTACCATTCTTTCTACATGATTTCTCTCAGCTTTAGCTTCAAGTTGTTTTGTTTCTCTTCTTGTTTGGTATATGTTCGCTGCTGTTTTTACACCAAACGTTAATAAATTAAATATTGACATTATTCGTCTCCTCTTTTACGCATTGTAAATAAATTGATATTCTTCGTTGTTTAAAATCTTGGTCTATATATTCTGAGATTTCAGTAATCGATTGATTACATTCTTGAATTGTTGCAATAGGTTTTGTCATTGGTAACCAACCTTGCATACATAAGTTTTGTTCACCTATACCAACCGAAAGAAAACATACGGTGGCTAGAATTTTAAACATTTAAACCACCATTAGATTCTTTATTACTATTACTAGTTGTCCGAATACCATAACACCAACAGTCCACATTACTCTATTTAAAGTATTAACTTTTTGGTCTAAGTGAACTAAATGATTATCTTTAATTACATTTATCGTCTGATTAATAAGTTTTATTTCACCTTTAATCTTTTCGATTTCGATATTTAGTTCGTTGGTGTCTTTCATTATTATTTATTATTTAGGGTATTTATCTTTAACAGCTTTAATAGTTGTTTTCCAACCATCAATACCATTATGATAAATGTCATCTAATTGGTCTGCTATAGATGGATATTCAGGTTGTCTATCTCTTTGATATTGTTTGCTATCATAGTCAGCTTGTAATTCAACTATTTTTGCGTCAATATCTGATTTAGAAATAACCGAAGTTGTTCCCCAATCTATTTGGTCATAATCATTTCCATTAACCGAAACTTTTGCGTCTGGATTAATAGCAACTATTGCTTTTATTATTTGTATATTATTTGCCATTATACTGATACCTCCATACAATTCATGTGAACAGAACCTCTACCATAAGTGCTACTATCAGATTGTGAACGTTGTAAGTAAAAGATTCCTGATTGTTCTCTTCTTTGTTGAACTTGATAAACTATTTGTGATGTTGTGTTAGGTGCGTCATAGAATGGTAATGTTACATACATTGCACCATTACTATCTAACATACTTCTTAATCCAACAGTCATACCTCTAAAACTTCCACCACCACCTGATGTGATTGTAGAAATTGAATTTGGTATTACTGCTTGAGAGCCACCACCGATTGCTCTTACAATTCTAAAGTTAGACACAGTATCAGAAGTATCTGAACCCCACGATATACCAAATATTCCAGTAATTTTATTTGCTGTTGCATTTGGTGTAATTGTTAAAGTTACTCCAGTTATGTCAATCCAACTGCCTGTTGTAGATGATGAAAAGTCATCAGTTTTGTTGTTTGCTACTGTTTGAACAAGTCCTGCTACATTGTCTGCCCATACAGGATTAGCACCTGTACCTTGTGTTTTAAGGAATTGTCCACTTGTACCTGCACCTAATCTTTGTAATCCACTTCCATCTCTGTAAAGTATATCACCTTGTGTTGTTATTGTTGTTCCTACATCAGTACCACCTGCTGCCATTTGAGTCCAATAGGAAGCGTTGGACGTTGCATTACCAGTTGAAGCTTGAATACAAATATAACTTGAACCACTTGAAGTGACAATATCGTCCACTACATAAGCTGTGCTATTATTGTATGCACCTCGGAATACTGGCTTAATTCTTCCTAAATTTAATGTTGCCATTTTTTATTTTCTCCTTATTATTGTTGTTAGACTGTCACATTCAAGTTGCCATTTGAGTCAACTGTAAACGTAAGTCCACGTTTTGCGACAAAACTTTCATCATATAAATCTGATTGAGTTCCATCATTTGTTGCTACAGACAAATTGTCTGCACCATTTGTATAATGAACCACTAAGTCTTCTTTTTGACTTCCTGTTCCATTAGTTTTTACAAATCCGTATAAATCAGAAGACCCTGCGTCTCCAAATGTTAATTCTGTTCCACCTGCATTAACTACAACTGCTTTCTCTGCATTTGCACTTAAATTACTTACTATGTCTGCTAAATCTCTACATTTTGTCATATTTTACCTCGCTGTACATGGTACATTGTTTGAACCTACTAATGATTGACCTATGGCAATATAAACATATTGGTCACCACTTCCATTGTGATTTGCGTGTGTCATTCTTAATTTAAAACCGTTACTTAATAAATCTGATTGTGTATTAGAATCTGGTGAAGTATGTGCATTTGTATTGTTTGCATATAAATCTCTCCATTGTCCATTAAAATCTCTTTTATTATCTCTAATCATCCAATCAGCACTACCATTCTTTTTAGTCATAACGAAATTTGGTTTCATTCCAGTATAGATAAATGTACCGTCAGCCTGTCCGTTTCCTCTAAAAACTCCTACTTTACAAAATCCTTCAATATTTCGAAAGCAATAAGCTACATGAGTTACACCAGATTTATTAACATTATCAACATCACTTGAACCTGTAAAACCAAAAACTGAAGATGTAACAGAACTTTCACTTACAATTCCATTTGGAAGTTGAGAACTAGAAGAATATTGTCCGTGTGTATTATTTAAAGTCATAGCTTCACCTTGAGGTAAATCTTTGTGAAAAACAAACCAATCACCATCTTCACTTAATTTTTTGACAATTATCATATCAGGAATTGCACCTAAACCGTGTCCTACTGTATCACTTGCACTACCTGTGCCAGTCCATTTTACAATACTAAAACCACTTGTAGTATTAGCACTTACAGTTGAAGTTATATTATTTCCATCTGAATTAGATGAACCTGCACCACCTGCTTTCCAATTCCAAGATACATAATTATTTCCTGATTTATTATTTTGTCCTGGAGTACTACCTGCAACAACTGTAAAACCATCTGAAGTCGCAGCAGATATATATCCATAATTTCCATACGAACCACCACCACTATCATTTTCTTGTGAATTATCATAAGTAGAAAGTTTTGTAGTTGAACCAAATCCTCTAACTACATCTTGAACAGTATGTCCATCTGTAGTGTTTGTTGACTTAATCCAAGTCATATCAGGTTGAAAATTTAATCCTGAAATTGTTTGACCAGAACCAGTTGCACCATTCCCATCATATTTTAAAACATCAAAATGGGAAGCCGATTTATTGATTGTTGAATAAGCCATTATAAATTTAATCCTCTCGTTGTAATTGCTTTAAAATTTGTTGGTACTTCATAATTGAATTTTGCTTTTCCATCTGCGTCAGAATAACCATTACCAGAATTTGTTGCTACTGCTGTTGTTCCAAAATAACCGTTTCCAAAGTTATATGCACATTCGCATTGGTCTACTGAACAAGCAGGAAAATAAGGTTTATGACTTGTAAAACTTGTATCGCCTGAAAAATCTATACCATTACTACCTGTAGCAGGATTTGAAGAATTACCCCAAGTTCCATTTTTAGCAAACCAAATTTTACTTGCGTCTACATCAAGAGCAACACTTATAATATCTCCTGCACTTAAACCACCTGAAAACCAAGTTCCTGCACTATATGGATTTGAGCTTCCATCATGGTAAAAATCTCCATTACCAGAATTTAAAGCTAATCCACCAGAATTATTTCCAACATAAGTAGAATATATACCAGTATAACCACCATTTTCTTTAGATGACATAATTCCATTTTGCGACCAGTTTGTTTGCACTACTTGTTTAAATTCCCAATACCATTTTCCTTTTGAAAGTCCTATTGTTGCAGGAATACCTCTCCAAGAACCTGTTGTTCCAAATCTTGTATTTCCTAAATCAAGTGTTCCTTGATGTCTTACTAAAGGATTTAATGTAGCAAATACATTACTTGGATTATCTTTTGTTTCTGTAAGTGTACCACCGATTGTCCAAGTATTAGAATTAGCAGAACTATCTGTAACTGTATTACCATCTTTTAAAATCCAATATCCAGTTGTTCCATAAGATACACTAGGAGAAGTTTTAATTTTCCATTCTCCAGTTGTACTATCTGTTTCACCAAAGTCTGTTGGAGTATAAGCATAACCATCACAAAAATGTATGTGGCTCATGCAACCATCAAAATAATCATTTGAACCATTTTTTACACCTATCTCGTGTTCACGACCTAAACTATCATTGTTCATAGCAGAAGTATCAGATGGTGCATTACCAGTATCACTAAAAGATGTTACTCTTTCTCCATTAACATACATTTTAATTCTGTCAGCACTTGTTGAATTGTTTTTATCCCAAACAAAAACCATATGATACCAAGCATTAGTATCTCTATATTTAGCATTAGATACTATTCTTCCATTTGTATTTCCACTACTCTCATCATTAAAATATAATTGGTCAGAACTATCAAATTTACATTGAGTTTGATTATTACTATTTTCGTATGCACAGAAAATAATTTGTTCTACACCTATTTTAGTTCTTTTTATCCAACCACTCCAAGTCCATTTTACTCTACTTCCACCTGAACCAAAAGTTCTTGTTAATTTTGTACTAGCCATTAGTTAAATTGTCCCCCACCTGTTGCACCGAATGTAGAAGTTAAACTAAAAGTTCTATCTGTAGTTTGTCCTTCTGCGTCAGTTGCTCTTATTGTAAAATTGTATGTTGTTGCTGTTGTTGAACTACCACCAAAATCGGAAGTAGTGATTGCCCCTGTTGAACTGTTTAAAGAACAATTCGCTTGTGAAGCATTTGTTAAAACTGAAGTTGTTTCAGAATAAGTTATTGCACTATCTGAACTCGCAGATAATGTAGAAACTGTTCCTGAGAAATTTCCTGCTATAGAACCTAAAGACCCTGCACTTGTAGACCAAGTAGGTTCATCTGAAACTGTTAAAATATTTGTACCTGAAACTGTTGCGTTACCGTCAGGATTTTCTACTCTAATTTTATATTGTGCGTCAACACTTAAAGTAAAGTTAGCTGTAATTGAAGTTGCACTTGTAAAAGAAACACTATTAGCTTGATACCAAATACCTGTAGATGGATTTAAAGCCCACACTTGAGGTATTGATACAAAGTTAGTTCCTGCAATAACTACATTAGTTGCGTCATTAGTAATTGTACTTGGAGTACACCCTGTTGCTGTTGGTTTAGTTTCTCCAACTGAAACACTTCCACCTAAAGATACTGCTGAACCATTTATTGTAATACTATTGTTTGCCAATTTATCATTAGCGATTGAACCATCTAATTTAGCATTTGTAATACTTGGTATTCTAGCTAAGTTAATAGTTCCTGAAGTAATATCTGACGCTGCAATATTTGAAGCTGAGAATGTTCCGTATGCAACTACATCTACAACATCTCCTGCTGCTAACGCACTAGCGAAAACTACAGAAGTTCCTGAAGATACAGTTACGTCACCTGTATATGAACCTGAAGTATTTGATTGTCTAACTCCGTTTAAAAATACATCTACAAATCCTGCGTCATACGCAAGAGTATCACCTTTTGCGTCTGCACCTGTTACTGTAGTAGGTGTACCTGTAATATTATATGTATACCTTCTAGCTGTTCCGTTGACTGTGCTACCTGCCGCAGCCCAACCACTTGATTTGTAAACTTTTAATTCATTTGCCGTTGTATCAAAATAAAGGTCACCCACATCTGTTGAACTTGAAGGGGCTGAACTTGCTACTCTATATCTTTCAGCAAAAGAGTTAACTCCTGATAAATTAGTTGCAACTGTATTAACATTTGCTATTGAACCACCAACATTATTAACATTAGTAATAGCACCTGCAACTGTATTAACATTTGCTATTGCCAAGCCAACCGTATTTACATTTGCTATGTTTGTAGCAACTGTATCAATTTCTGAAGTAGCTTCGTTTAAATCATCTGCAACAGTTACAACTTCTGAAACTGCCTCTGCTAAATCATCTGCAACGGCTACTACTTTTGTAATATTTGTTGCTACTGTATTTACTGAAGCAATGTTTGAAGCTACTGTTCCAATATCAGTTGCGTCTCCTGCTACTGCTGTAACATTAGCTGAAATTCCTGCTACTGTTGTTACATCACTTGCTATTCCTGCAACTGTAGTTATGTTTGGTATGTTTGTTGAAATATAACTTTTGTTAACAACATCAGTATTATCTACTGGGTCAGCTATATTTTTAATTCTTTTACTTTGAGCGTCCCAATGAAAATCTGCATTGTCTAATTTAATTCTGTCGTTTGCGTCATCAATAGCTTCTTGAGACATATAGAAACCTTGATTAGAGTCCGTGTCTAAATCATTCTCTGTTAGAACTGAACCTGCTGCGTAGTCAACTAATCTTGAAGTTTGACTTGTTGCTCTTCTAATCTCGATTGAACTTAAATTGGCAGGGGCAGTATCAAAAGTTATTTGAGTTCCTGCACCGTTGAAAGAGAAAGCAGTTGTAGCTACACCATTAATAGTAACTGAAATATCAGCCTGGTCTCTATAAGAGAAACTTACTGCATATTGAGTAGTATTTCCGTTACCTGTATATCTTACAAATGAGTTAGCCATTATAATCCTTTTCTTATATTCCTTCTAATATGGGTACTTATTGTTGTCTTTCTTCAGGGAATTTCCCTGCTAAAGACCTTAAAATGTTTTGTACACCGATTAAATTGTAGTATGGCAATATACCAATTGCTTTATTTGCGTCCCCACTAGAAAATTGTCTATTGGGATTAAAGGTAGATTGCGAAATTGCCTTTATTGTAGGCATTAATTTTTGGAAGATTAATGAATAAGTAGGATTTCCTGTAATAATATTACTATCTAATCCACTCGTTCTATATCCAAATATAGGTACATCTGTATATAATGAACCTACTAAGTTTGCACCAATTGGCATTAAAGACGCAAAGGCTGCTCTTTGAAAAGCTGCTTTAGCAATAACGTCAGGTGCTAATCTAGTTTCTAAAAATTCTTCTTTGTTTGGGTGCAGTTGTGCTTGAATAGACATCTGTGCTGTGTACATCATTCCAGCCCAAATCATTGAGTTCATAAATGAGTCGAACACAATAGCGTCTCTCATTTTTAAACCATATAAAAATTGTTTAGCCCATGAAGTAAACATAAAGCTTCTAAACTGATAAGCTATTTGTCCTAAGTGACCACTAGCGTCCATTCCATATTCTTTTAAAAATCCGAAATAAGCTTTCTCTCCAATGTCAGCTTGTTGTACAACTCTATGTGCTAATCTTCTCATAGACATAATGTAAGCTGCTCTAGTTTCTAAAGCCCACTTATCAAAATTTGCTACAGCAATTCTAGTTCCTAATTCGCCTTTAGTCCATTTAGTATGTTTTGCAAATTCTTTATTAATTCTTTCTAACATTTGAGGACTAATTCCTAAGTCGTCCATTCTTAACTGCATACCTTCTTTAGTCATTCTATTTTTTCTTGCAGTTATTAATTTTGCAAAAGGGTGTTCACCTTTTCCTAAAGCAAAACTAGCCCACTTATGTGTAAACTCTGAAACTGTAAATACTTGCATAGATGAAGTTGTTCCAAATTGTCCTGACCAAGTATTTGTAAATCTGTTTCCTCTATCTAACCAATTCTCAGCTTTACTAATTGCATTTGGATTTACTCCTGAACCAAAGTCATCTATTCTGTTTGTAACCTGTTGTAAAAGTTTATGGTTACCAACATAACCTACAGTTCTATCTATCTCTTCTATAAATCTATTTTCTTTTTCACCGTTAGCTACACGTTTCATTACACGTCTAAATTCAGGAACGTGTTTCATAGTGTATCTCCAACCAAGTAATCCTGTAACGTTACCCATTTCAGCCATGTTAGCAAAACCTACTTGGTTCATAACCCTTGAATAATTTAATTTTCTTATAAATCTTCCTATCGTTGGTGCTAGTCCACCTGGATTTTCAGCTAAAGGTCTTCCTTTAATAAAAGAGTAAACCATATCCATAGCTTGAATCTCATTGTTCATTTTCCATTGATTCCATTTACCTCTTAATCCAGGTTTATTTAAATTAGGAGAGTTTGCATAGTCATCTAAAACTTGTTGTCTTAATCTAGTCCAGTCTCCTCTAGATTTAATTCCTTTTGAAGCTAAAGCTATATCACCTGTAACTGCATGAAGATAATTTAGAAATAATACTTCACCATTGTTTTCTAATAAATCAGAAAAATTCATTTTGCCATCAGTATATCCTTCATCAAATTTAATTCTTCTTTTTAAATAAGACGCACTTCCGGCACTTCCTGCTGGAACTTTGAATAAACTATTTACAATACTATCAATTTCACTTTCATCTAATCCGTGGTCTGCTAAAGTTCTTCTAAACATTTCTCTTTTTTGCATAGAAGTAACAATAAAGTCTAAGTTAATTCCACCTCTAGTCATTCCTGATTTTTGAACAATTGTAATTAAATTTTCAGCAATAACCATTTTTTGTGCATTAGTTAATGGTTTAGATTTTACACCTCTAACCATAGTATCTTGCATAGAATTAGCCATAAAAGTTTTTAGATATTGCAATCCGTTAGGTTGCTCTAAAACTTTTTGCATTTTTGTTGGGCTGTATTTTCTGTTGATGTAATTTAAATTTTCAGCAACATTTTCAGCACCTTCAATACCTGATTGTTTCATTATCTGTAAAATGGAATCATAATTTGTATTCATTTCATCTCTCATAGCGTCTACAGCTTTTCTTGAAGCTTGTGTATTATATCCTAATTCATTAACAGCTAATCGTTCTCCTCTTTTAACTCTAGCCCATAAACTTGCGAACTCTTCTCTTACAGCAGGAGTATTCATACTTGCCATTTTAAATCTACCTAAAGCTTTTTGTTCTAATAGCCAAGCTTTAAGGTGTACATCATTTGCTTTATGAAATGCACCCATATATGTATCTTGTACAATAGCTTTAATTTCACTAACAGCTACAGGTCTTACATAGTTTGCATTACCTGCTTTTGGTGTAGAATCTCTAACTAAAAGATTAGCCATTTTTCTCATAGTAGGATTAATGTCAGATGACATTGCTGCGAAGAAATCAAATCTAGCTTTTTTAGCAAAAGTTTGAGGACTTAATTCCATATTCTTTAATATATCAAACGAATAAGATTGACTTCTTAAAAATTCTTTTGCTGCGTCTTCAGATTCAAAAAGTCCTACTTCAGTAGCGTCTTTCCAACTACAATCTTTCATAGGTATCGGTAATTTTTTCTTTGCCATTATTTACATTTCCTTACTTCAATTGTTCCATCTTTTTTCTTGTCAAGAATATATTCATCTTTACTACCTCGTTTTCCTATAGGGGTAATATCAATTTCTGTTTTACCATCTTTTCTTGTACGTGTTAAAAGTTTCATGTCTGTTGCTTCATCATACCAATCAAATACTCTTTCACCTGAACCATTTCCTTTATAAGGATTAGGATTGTTAGGAGATACTACTGGTACTCCACCTGAACTATTTGGTGGTGGAAAACCACCGTCATTCATAGTCTTGGCGTCACTTTCATCTAAGTGTCTTTTCATTAAAGCATTTACAGCTTTGTCATTATCATTATTAAATTTTACTTTTTTGTAACCTCTTAATCCAAGAAGTCCACCAATTAATCCACCTGTCATTATGCCGTGCATAACATCATCAGCGTCTAAGTCTGGTCTTTGACTTGCTAAGTAAGCTTCAATTGCACCAATCGAAACTGCACCTGTTCCTGCACTTCTAAAAATTCTAGCAATTCTATGTGCTTTACTTACAGCAAAGAACGGTGCTGCTAATCCTTCAGTTCCTATAATAACAGCCCAAGCCGCAGGGTCAGTTAAAGCTGCAAGAACTCTAGCTGAAGTTCCCCAAGCAATTCCTTGAGAATATATTTGGTCTTCTAAATCTAAATGTTCTAATAATTGATTTCTAATTTGCTGAGCGTGTCCTTCACTATGAGCGTGAGCAAACTCACTTCTAAAACTATCAGGCAAATCAGTTGTTAATTCATCTAATTTTTCTTTAGTTAAAATCCATTCAGGGTCAGGTTTTAATTCATCAACCATAAATTCATTTATTATATTTTCACCTTGGTCAAATAACTTTGCAGTCATTTCTTGTTTATAAGCTGACTTTACAAATGTTCCTGTCCAAAAAGGATATTTTTCTTTTAATTCTCTTTTAGTAGCATTTTGAATATTATTTATTTCATCTAATTCTGTTCTATCGTATGGTTTAGTATAATCTAAATTCCACAATTCAGGTGTTTCAATTTTATCGAAAAACTCTTTAGCTGTAACTGAATCTTGTTCAGCTAATTCTAATTTTGTATCTGTTGCAATTTTAGCATAACCTGTTTCAAATTCTTGGAAAGCTTCTGCACCTTCTTTTGCGTCTTCTTCAAATTCCTTTATGCCGTCTGTAACTGCACGTGTATAAGGTTGAATTTTATATTTAGCTAAATCAACTATACTAGTCTTTTTTTTTAGAAGATAATCGGCTTCTTTATTTCGTCTTGTATTAAAAGCGTCACCAAAATCTCTTAAATTAGTTACTGCACCTTCCCAATCGCCTGATGTCACTTGTTTCCAAAAGTTAGGAGTTTGTGTTTCTAAATCTCCATATTGAAAAGCAACTGACGCTACAACAGTTTGTTGCTCAGCACTTAAAGTAGAAAATGAATTGCCTGTAGCTTTTTCCCATTTATCAGCAATAATATTTGCATATTTACCATGGATAGCTTCATTCAATAATAAACCTTCTTCATTAGAAATGTTTAATTTTGGAGCTTCAGCTTTTGCTTCCATTCCACTTAAACCAAAGAAAGGCTCTAACTTAATAATAAGAGTTTCAGGAAGTCCTAAGTGTTCAAAAAAGCTACGGTCTTTCTCTTTTAAATCCACACCATTACCAACTGTAACACCAGAATTATCACTAGGAACATAACCTTGTAATTTGTTACCTTCCAAAGACGCAATAAATTCCCAATCTATATTATATTTTTTCATTTATTGTTTACCATTTTATTTATTTTTAAAGACTCTGATAATTGTAAAATCTTGTTATTCTTATTTTGTTTCATTATAGTTTCCATAATGTCTTCTTTATTTTGAATAGCAGATTGTACTGAACCTTCAGGGTCTACAAAATCCATTTGACTTATAATAACATAATTTCCGTCAGGAGTCATTACAGGTAATCCTGAGTTTTTATCTGTTAAATAATAAAGTCCACTCATGTATGGACGAATAACCAAATCTCCTTTGTAATATTTTAAGTCACCTTTTTTACCAAACGGTGCGTCAATCGTACTTTCACTTGGTACATCTTTTCCTGGTACACTTAATTTTTCTTTATTGAAATGGTCTTCCCATACTCTTTCAAATTCTTTTGCTACAAACTGACTTCTTTCAGTTAATTTTTTTGCGTCAGCCATAGGGAATGTTGAGTTATTAACTAACACACCATCAATTAAAATATGTCTTTCAGCAGTCATCTTCATTGCATATTCTAAAGCTTTGTTTTTTTCAATTCCACCTTTTATCAAAGTCATAGCTGTTCGTGTTGCTCTTTGTGCAACTAATTCAAAATCAACATCACTCCAATTAAATTGCCCTTGCTTTGTAATCCAATCAGCCCAAAACGGTTGGTCTTCTTTATTAACAAAAGGAATTTTTTCAAACCAAGGAATCCAATTGACTGCACCCCATGCACCACTTTCGTCCCAAAAACCATCAAAAGCACTATGTACTTCTTTATAAATATCTTCTGTTTTAACTCCTGTATTAGCAAATTGGTTTGTAGGATTTTTAATAGCTTTCCACATTGACATAATAGCTTCTTGCTGAGTCATATCAGTATTTCGCATTAAATGGTCTACACCCATATAAAACGTTGAAGCTTGTTCATTTGCGTAAGCTGTTGGTATTTTACCACCGTAATTTGTTTTTAATTTTTTCCATCTTTCAAAACCTCTATTGAATATATCAATTGAACCTGAACTAACTTCTTCAGTTCCACCTACAGTTTTAATAACGTTAAGAGAATTGAATCCCATTTCAATTTCATTTTTCCAAGTAGGGTGTTGTATTCCATTAGCGTCTAATTTTTTAGATATAACTTGATAGTAAGTAAACTCTGCTAATTCTGGTGGTATGTTACCTTTAGCAACTTCTTCATCAATTGCTATTTTAGCATTTTGTGACCATAAGATAATTCCATCATTTATTATGTCATTCTCTAATCCAATTTTTTGTTCACCACTTGATGATACATAAGGCACTTCATCTTTTAAATAAACTTTATTGTTGTCAATTAAATCGACAGCTAAAGCAAGTTTATCAGATTTAAACATTGTGCCTTGAATAGATGTTATAATTTTAGTTGCTTGTTCTTGATACTCAGGCATATCTAAAAGAGAAGGAAGAGTTCCATTTCCTCTTTTCCTTGTTAAATATTTTACTATATCTGATAATTCTTCAGGGTCAGTTATAATTCCTGTTTTCTTTAAATCAGCACGTTGTTCAAAATAGTTTAATAATTGTGTGTTAAACATTTTAGCAGTTATAAACTTATCACCTTGTACTTTGTTTTTAAACAACATTTCTATCATATCAATTCTTTTAGAAGGAAAGTTTTTTACTTCACCTTTAACTGTTTTATTGAAAGGGGGCGACATATTTTCAATAGTAATAGTGTTGTCTTCTGTTCTTGCACCATTGTTTTCCCACGTCACACCTATTTGTTGAAATATAGATTGATTAGTTTTGTTTAAAATAACATAACCTTTAGCTTTAGATTTCTTTTCATCTAAATCTAATCTTAAATTATTTAAAGATTCTGTATAACCTCTATTGTAAGAAATAGATTGGTCGTTTAAGTTTCTTTCTGTAGTAATCTCAGCCAATAAACCATCTATGTCTAGATTAGCCATAGCTTCACCTTTTTCATCATCACCAACTATACTAGTAATTTTTGTATTTAATAATTTAAAATCTTGTACAGCATGAGATAATCCAAAATTAGAATCAATAACTGATTGTGTATATTTTTTCTTTAAAGGTTTAACTCTTTCATCATCATTTTCAATTAACTTTTTAATTTTATCAGGGTCAGTTATACCTTGTGCTTTTAAAGTGTCAAAGACTACCTGAGCGTCTTTCTTGTTATGCTCAGCGTCACTATAAGCTGTTTGTCTAATTTCATCACTAAAGTTAATAAGAGACTTTGCTAAATCCATAGCTTCGCTATCGCCACTTGGGTCTCTAGGTCTTCCCCCTGAAGAACTTTGATAGTAAATTCTTTTCATAGGAGAATTGTATTTGTGTTTAGTGTTTGTTGACATATTTTAACCTTCTAATGTTTTCTGGTCTCGTTTATATTGCATACCTGCACCTGCCACATCTACAGCAAGACCTAGCCAACTAGGTTCTTGAGGTACTGGTAAATTATTCATTGATGAAGTAAACGCTGCATACGCTTTATCATATTGTCTATATCCTGTTTTCATATCAATACCAAATTCTCTATCATTGTCTTGTTCAACTAATTGATACTCAGCACCTATATCTTTTAAAATAACGTTAGGGTTTCCAACATTTAAATTTAATTGCTTAGCCATTGCATTAATTTTTTCAATTTTGTTTTTAACTATATTAGCTGTCTTTTCATCTTTTGCCTCTTGAACATTATCATCAATTTCTGTTATATCTGCAAGATAACCTTTATTGTATTCATTTTTAGCGATTGTATTATTTATTCTAGTAGTTGCTGCTTGTTCTTTTTTATCTTGGAATTTTAAAACACTTCCAACAACATTAGCTACTGCCGCTGCTTCTGCTGTACACATATTAATTTATCTCCTTTAACATTAATTTAAAATTTTTCTTTTCATAACCATAAGGTAAAGTTTCAATATCTTTAAACCCTAAAAATTGTAACCATTTAATTGCTACAATATTTCTTTCGTCTACATAATTATATAAATATTTATAATCTTTAGACATTTCATTTACCCATTTAGGACATTCACGTAAGAACTGTCTTGTATGATTTAGTAATTCATCACTTGATAATAACCAAGCTATACCATAATCTTTTGTTTCACATGGAACAACTCCAAACATTCCAATAACATCTTCTTCTTCAGTACCAATTATTGTAAATGTTTTATGTTTCAATTGTGTAAATGGAAACAACAACGCATTTAATGGTGTTGAATTATGAGACGCTTTAATTTCTTCCCTATCAGCATTACGCATTTTAGGTGCTAATTTATGAGCGTCTTCAGGTGTTGCTTGTCTTACATATTTTTGCATTACATTCTTCTTGAACGTCTAAAGTAAAATCCTTCTATCTCTGCCGAAACAAAGTGACAAGGTAAATGAGAATCAGAAGTTATCGCACAAGTGAAATCTGTATTTCTAGCTTGTATCGGTATATTAAATGTTCCACTTTCAATATTTGGTTGTCCAATTATTGCTGTAGAACTATTAATGATTGTTCCTGTAAACTCATAGTTAGTTGCACTTCTTCCTTCAGGTGTAACTGTAGCTTTAAAATATCCACTATCATTAAAATTTAATTGATACTGTCTAATTTGATAACGTCCTGAAGTTAAAGATACTTGTCCTGTCTGTGTATTCTCTCTTATATATGGTGTAGAAAATTGATATTCAGAATCAAAGACTGCACCGAAAACACAAGACGTATGATTACCTTTTATTTTTTGTGTTGTTCCTGAACTTGAAGCGTCAATTGTAACATTAGCCCCATTAGTAGCGTCAACAGCTTTTAATGTTTGATTTAACGTGTACGGAATAGTAAACGTAGTCAAGTCTGTTGCACTATCATAAGTCCCTGTCAAAGTCGCTGTTCTAAAATCCATGTGTATATTATGAGTTAAAGAACCAAAGTCAGGATTTCTTAAATCTATTTTTAATAATTTAGTATTTCTTTTTTCATTAACTACTAAATATAAATTACTTTCATAAGCTTCAGCCGATAATATTTGACAATTCTTTAAAGTCCAAGTTGACCAGGAAGATTGTACTTTTTTATCAGCGTCAAAGAAATACTTATAAACACTCAAAGTGTTTGCGTTAGTTGCTGTTATATCACTACTTGGTGTATATGCAGTATTGTTAACTGCGTCTAAAGTATCGTGAGTTAATACAACTAAAGTATCTTCTACATTATTAGATACAAGTTTATAAGCATTACTTGGAATTAATGTCTGTACTCCAATAGTCACATCTATTCCATCATTAGTTAAAGTATCATCATCTGCAAAGTATTCTGTAATTGCAGTTTTATCATTTCTATTTTGAGCAAAGTAAACAAACTTACCTGCTGATTTTGGTGCAACTTTTGTAGCGTGGTTGAATTGACTTGTTTTAGTCAACACAGCCGTTGTTGGTGTTACACTATCTCCTGAAGACTCTAGAATATATTGAGACTCTTCTGAGAATAACAATAATTGTTCATTAAAGTCTATAGAGTTATAAAGTTTGTTAACTGTTGTTCCTGCCGCAGCAATATCAATAGGGTCAGTATCTAAAACATCTGTTCCTGTTGTTGCGTAAAAATTATAATAAGACGCATTTTCAGATAATATTAAATTTTGATTTGAAATAATTCCTAATCTGTTTTGAAAGAATGTTAAGTTATTAACTTTATTTCCCACAAAACTTGGGGCAGGGTTTGTGTCAGCGTCACCTGCAACTCTGTCTGTCCAAGTTTGTTTAGACATACTAAATGTTCCGTCATTATTATTAATTAATGCGAAAGGCATTGTTGTATCATCTAATCCAACTTTAACTCCAGGTGCAACTGTTTCACTCCATACACCATTACCTACAAATTTTACATAGTAATCTGAAAGTGTATCACCTTCATCACCTGTAATTTTTACAATCATATCAGTTTTACCATAGAAAGGTAAATCTGCAAAATCATTGATAGCGTCTTTTATTGCATACATAGCTTGGTTACCGAAACCGTCAGTAGTCTCAACTGTAAATGTTCCACTACTGCAAGTCATGTAAATACTATTTCCATATTGTGTAGTAGTAAATGTCCCTGTAATTCCACTATAATTTCCTAATCCTTGAGACGTACTTAATGTAGCCCCTGTATCAGTTCTTATAGTTTTAAATCCAATTCCATCAGCCGAACCACTCCAATGTGATGAGCCTGTACCATTAATTAATATGTTAGCAATCTTTTCAGTATCTCTAAACTTACCGTCTGTTGAAGCGTCATTACCTGTAGGCATTTGAAATAAAACTTCTATTGGATAAGCCCAAGTTGAATGATTTAATTTAACACTATATTGTCTACCATATTGTGAACTTTTAACATAAACTAAAGTCTCTTGTACTTTAGCTGCTGTTGTTGTTGAATCTTCAGCTACAGTAATTGCTTTGTTGGCGACAAATGTATAGTCAGCAATGTTTACAAATTTTAAATTTTCTAAAGGGTTTGTTGTTGTTAAATATGTTGAAGCCCCTGTACCCATAGTTACAGTTTTTTCCGTACCTGCTAAGTCATATACTTTAACAGCACCGTTTGTAAATATAGCTACATATTGATTATTACTATCACGGTTAATCCAATGAATTGCAGAGTTGTTTGGAAAAACAGTTGAAGCTAATAAATTTTTTACAAATTCTGTTGGTGGTCTTTTAGATAGACCGTCAATTATGTTTGATTGGAAATTAACTTGGTTCTCAGCTTGTCCTACATTTCTTTGTACAGGATTTTGTTGACTGATACCGTTAATCAGATTTGGAATTGATTGCGATACTACAGACATATTTACCTACTTGAACGTTTATATCCTCTATTAACAATGTAATTCATATTATACTCATCTTTAAGTATATTTGCGTCCATTGCTCTAGAGTCTGCTTGTTCGAATTGAACGTGAGCTTCTTGTTCATCAAGCGTTGCTAATTTAACTAAAGAATCTGCACCGATATATCTAGCTGCAAATCTTCTTGCTGCCTTAACAGTTATGTATCTTCTTGCATATTCAGGAATGTGTTCAAACTGTTGAATCATAGTTTTATCAACTTGAACAGGTGCAGTTGTAAAAACATCTGTATGATTTTTTAAGTCGTATAAAAATCCATTTCTTATTGTGTAAGAATATTGATATTGATAAGGTGCTGAAGGTTCTAAAGCTACACAGTTAGTTTCAAGAGGTACTTTATTATTTGTATCTCTAGTTAAAGTAACTTCTAAATCTCTGTTAAAGAACCACCCTTGGTTTTGTACACTTAAAGAAGTCTCATCTAAAATCTGTTTAGCGACAGCTACATCTGTTCCAATGTTTCCTGTTATACTTGATACAGGTGCTTCACCAATAAAACTTAACATAGTGTTTACTGCCTGTAATTCTGTAGTTGCAGTTATTTGTGTTGCCATGTTTACTCCTTAAATTTAGGGGGTACTTAGGGTCACGTGTCCCCTTTAATTGCTTTCTACGTGTCTCTATGGAAGATTTTTTTTCGCCAAAAGGGGCAAAAAGCCCCTTCTAGCCTAAATTTCCAATTTAAGTGATTTTAATAGTCTTCTCTTTTTTCTCTTCAGGAAGCTCTTGTTTAAGAGTAATCCTCAAGATACCGTCTTTTAGTTCAGCCTTATCTATATACATAAATTCAGCTAATCTAAAATTCTGAGAGAAAGACCTTTCGCCAATACCTTTGTAAAGGAAGTCTGATTCAGATTTTTCCTTCTTACCTTTTACGGCTAAGATATTTTCTTTAACAGTTACCGTTATGTCTTGTTTAGTAAAACCTGCAACTGCCATTTCCACTTTGTATTCACCATCTTTAATCTTAGATATATTATATGGTGGATAGTTTATTGGCTTGTAATTTTCCAGTTCATCAAACAGAGAATCAAATCCTACTGTAAAATGTCTGAATGGCGTTAAGTCTAACGTCATATTTTCTCCTTTCTATAAGCGAGTTTGCGACTGAGGGGATTTCTCCCCTCAATCATTGTGTTGTTACACTACCGTTGATTACGCTTCTTTGATTCCAACAGCCGCTTCCGGTCTTAATACACCATGTCCCATAGCATATTTAGCAACCATTAACGTGCCTTGTCTTCTAATATCGTATTCCATTTCAGTAGCTAAGTCCATTAACTTAACTGTACCAACTGCTGAAGGGTGACATACTAAACCTTCGTAGTTTGTCAAGTTCACAGACTGAGGTGTTGAACCACCTTGAGTAGCTGAACCTGCGTAAACTGAAGATGTTCCTACGTCAGATTTTACAAAATGAGGGCAAGGTTTCAATGTGATACCTGCAATCTTTTGTACTTTACCTTCTGCAATCGAACCTTTACCACTAAAGTCAACGTTGATTGCATTTGTAGCATTTGCTAATTTGTAATACATTTCAGGGTCTAAGAAACATACTCTACCTTCACTTGGAACGTAGTTATTATCTAACGCTTTAGCAGCGTCAAATAATGCAGTAATGAATCCATTAGCTGAAGTAGCAGCAGTAGCATTTGCTATGTCAGTATTTGTTATAGTCGTACCACCAGGATAACCTGAATCTGATACGTTAGCGTTTGCTTGTGACGCTAAACCAATAGTTTGTAATACGTGTCTATCTTTAGTAAAAGCTAATGCTCTTCCTATTTCTGTAGAGTAAGCACTTCTTACGTCCCAATGGTTTTTTGCTTCTTCCAAATTTGAAAGAAAAGCGTGTGATATTAAAAGGTCATTAATTGTAATAACCTTTTCGTTGTGATTAACGTCCTGTCCGTTTATCTCAGCACCAGGAGTATGATACTCAGCGTCAATTCTTCCCATTACTGGAAATGTTGCTGATTTTCCTGAAGCTATAGAACGAACCATTTCTGAACCCTCTGTAACTGAAGCTCTGTTGAAAGAAGTAATAACTTCTCCAGCAAAAACTTTCAGAAACAGGGCGTCTTCAGAACCGGACGCATTCACTCTGCCTATACTGGCAGGAGCTGCGTTTGCCATAATGTTCTCCTTTGTTATAGCCTTGTTGTTGATTGAAAGCTTTCACAAAACTTTAGTCTTTCACAATGATTGTCGTACCTCAGTACGGTCAAGTTAATTGCTAATTTATTGTGTCAGCGAGTTGCTACCTATAAAGGTAACACAACTATTTTTTATCTTTCTTTTCTTTTAGTGATTGCTCACCAAGTTTATCTAGTTCAGCAATTGCTGACTTTGCATGAATCATTTTATCAAAGTTCTCTTTTAAAGTTTTCATAAAACTATCATGGTCAGCAACACCTACTGATTTTTGTAAAAATGTATCTATGATAGCTGTTGCTTCTGCAACTTCAGCTTCATATAATTTTCTTAAAGCTAGTAACCACATATTATAACCTACTATTCTTTATTTTATTCTGAACATCTAAACGATAAGCGTCATCTTTCGAATATCTTTCGTCAGACATTGCCTGAGTAACTTCAGCCCATGACCTATAACCTGGTGCATTTGCTGCGTTTGATTTGTTAGCAGATTGTAAATTTGGTTCACTACCTGTTGCGTTTTGAAAACGAGCATTAAGACCTGAGATTGCTAAACGAGTAGCCTCAATGTCTTTACCGTTAACTGTGTTATTATAAGCTGTAATTTCTGTTTCTGTTAAATTGTCAACAGCCCAATCCATCATAGCTTTATAACTTTCATTGCCACCCACTTCTTGTTTTAAAGTGTTTGCTGTTTGTGTAGCAATTGCTTCTTGTCCTTTAATGAAAGCGTCTACGTAATCTTTTGGAATACCTGCTTTCTCTAAAGCTTCATAAGATTTGTCAGCTAACTGACCGTCCTTACTATATTCTTGTTGTAAAGTTTCTAGATTTAATCCAGCTTTATCAACAGCTTCTTGAGCGTTTTTGTCTATGGATAAGTCGCCTTCTTTTTTATCTGTAGGCTGTTCTTCTTTATTAGAAAGTTTAGTCTCATTTTCATAAGTTTTGTCTTGAGAACCTAACTTTGATTCTAACTCACCATAAGCTTTTGCCATGTCTTCGGCATTTTTAAATTTTTCAGGAAGCCAATCAGGTCGCTCTTCTGATTTTAATTTAAACTGTTCTTCAGGTTTATTTTCTTCCTTCGGTGCTTCAGCACCAGTCTCTTTACTTTTTATCTCTACTGATTCGACCATTTGTTATACTCCTTAACTTGTCGGTTTTGTCATATTGTCTGCAACTTTTGGTGCTACGTCTTGAGCCGTGTCAGCCATTTGTTGCATTTGTTGTTGTTGCATTTGAGCTTCCTGTTCAGCTTGTAACTGTTCAGGACTCTTTATTAAGCCTTCAGTATCAATCCCTTGTGCTGTTGCTAATCTCTGAAGTAAATCTTGAGGATTTAACAACTGAACTATTTGAGGATTAATTTGAGCGAGTTGACCTATTTCTGCAACGAACTCTCTAAGTTTCTGTAAGTCATTACCACGTCCAAGTGCTTCAACACCTGTAATAATAGTTGGCTCAACAGAACCTTTTGGTAATTTAGGAATTTCATTTTTACTTCCCATTCTTACCATTAGTAACTTAACAAGAGGTAATTGTAATTCTTGTGATAATAAAGAATATATACCACCCATTGCAGTTTCTAATTCATTTGCCATGTAACGAATTTCTTGAGCCGTTACACGTTCAGCTTGACGCTGAATAGCTGTGTTTAATAAGAAAGCATAAGCCATTCTTTCTTCTAGTCTTGTG